ACTCACATCCATCAGTGCAGCCATGTCAACTTGAAAGCCACGCTGATATATACGTGCCAAGTGCAGGGCAAGCTGATTGGTTAGCTTGACTGTTGGCTCCAGTGAAATGCATCCCTCGTACAATGTCTGCAAAGTATCGTACAGTTGTTGTGTAGCATGTAAGTCATGCGACAGATACTCAGACAGTTCAGCGTGAGGTATGTCTCTAGTAGATGTACCCTTACTAAAGTATTCCTTAAGTGTGTCTTGCTTCTTTGTGTCAAGCTCATACCGTTCAGCACATGCCTCAAGGGATAGCGGTTGCTTCTGCCCACGTTGCAGTACATACTCGCCTAGCATGGTGTCGTATACCTCACCGTCATAGGTGAACCCTGACTCCCATAGCCACAGCAAATCATGCGGTGCATTGTGTGCAATAAGTAAATGGGCAGCGTCTAGTTTGTCTTGTACTATACGCCGCCCATCTGTAGTGGGCTGTTGCTCTGAGTGATCAAATGTTACAATGTCTTCATTTCCATAATCATCTAGCATACCCACCATAACTAATGTATTGGTTGGTTCAAACGGATCAAGGTGCATCTTGCCGTTACGTTTGGTTACTGTGTTCTCTACGTCTAGGGTCAGTAGCATGTGTATCTCCTTTTGTTAATGCTTGCCATGAGTGTGGATACAAGTCAAGCATAATTTCATCTATCTTATTTGCTACAAGTCGTGTCTCGTATTGTGTATCTTCCTTACACCTAAGATTGCACATGTCTGCAAGAGCGTCAAGACTACCTGACCAATACCATTCTGTCATGGTGCTTTGAGGCAACACCATACGTGCTTGCTCTGGTGCTACACCTTGCTTAAGTAATTCTTTGTATGCCTTAGTACACCATACATCATGTTTAGCTAAGGTACGCATACCAGAGTAAGACACATTTACTTTGCCTTCACTACCCTGTTTCTTATCATCACTCTTACCTCGCCACTCACTAGGCACATAAAACTCAGGCTCATCATCAACATACCTACGACTGATCTCATTCCACCGTAGGAACTTGTGCTTCACTAGTTGTCTAGCTACAAACACTGGAGCCTTAACATGGAAGCTTGCAAAGGCATGACCAAAGGGTGACGTATGCTTGTACTTAGCTAGGTACTTGATAAGCCTAGTGTCACCCTCAGTCATCTCTGTGTGGTTCTTACCAAAGCTAACTCTTGCTGCATTAACTACAGACAAGTCACTACCCATATGATCAACATACGTTGCAGTTATCATCTTAGATCCACCTCAATGCACTGTATAGTTTCGGATGGGTCATTCACTAAGACTAATGCTTCACCTAAAGCACCGCCACACAAAGTCTTATTATTAAATGTACCTAAGTGATGATAATTTATACCTTCGTTGGGTATAAACTGCATCCATATTAATATCCATACTGTGTTCATGCTACTTCCTCCACGGTTTGTTCTATAACTACAATGGCTTCTTCTCTGCTTATCTTAAACCACTCGTTACGTTTCTCGCCTAGCTTGGCTGCTTGCTCATGTGCCTGTCTCTCTGACACATTACGGTCATCAGAGTAGGCATAGTGTAGCATAGTGTAGTCACGCATAGGTGAGCTTGTCTGGTATGAACTAAGCCTATCCTCTGCATCAATAGCCTTGCCTATCTTGATCCACTCAGGCCATGCTGCATTAGTCATAGCATAGACATGCCCAGATTTAGTACTGGTGTAGTTAGTTAAAGAACTAAACGCAGCATCATCGAATGATTTATAATGACCTGCTTTGTGTAGTGGATGCTTTCTTGATACATACTTTCCATTTACGTACATCTGCAAGGGATTATTTATAACATTCCTTAAAGAATTTCTTATGTTTTCGCATGGTATACATCTGTAAAAGCATTTTGCCTTAAACTTTTCATACCAATTTTCTCCTGCTATTAATACTGTGTTACATGTTTTACATACGTGGGTCATGATACATACCTCGCTATCTTATACTCAAGGTCAGTGTGTACAATACCATGCCAACCTGACAGTTTGTTCTTAACGACATTGATGTGTCGCTGGTTGTCTTCCTCCTCTTGTCCCTCAACAGTAGGGTTCTTAGAGATCATCAGCATGAGGTCAGCTTCTGCTGCCTTACCTGTACGACTGCCTTCCATCATGGCTTGGTTGAGTACAACCTTACCTTCTGCATCAGCAGATAGCTGAGACATGTAGAATATAGCACACTCTTGCTGCTTGGCAATCTGCCTAGCCTGTATAGCATTAGCCTTGAGTGCCTCATCAGGACGTGCAAACCCAGCAGTACGTGCGAACTTGTCACCCATATCTAGGATAACTATGTCAGGCTTGTATGACTTACATACTGACTCAACCCAATTCATGTCACGACCTGTTGCATCCTTGAACATTAGGTTAGGCTTGATCTTCAAGAAGGATTCCATAGCCAGCTTCTTAACGTCAGGCTTCTGTAGCTCATGCTTGTCGTATCCACTAACGGCATTAATGTAACGCATTACGACACGACCATAGCCTTCCTCGTTACACAGTACAATAACTCTTGCGCCTTGAGCACAGAAACCATTAGGCCCAGCCACAATTGATGCATGGAATGATGTCTTACCTGTGTTAGGTCTAGCACCAATCTCAATCAAGTGACCAGCGTTGATACCCTCAACCTTACGTGTCAACGTAGGTATGTTAAATGTCCAGCGTGTCTCAAGGTCATTGAGTGACATGATAGTATCGAAGTCAATGTCTTCCCACTTAACCTTTAAGCTAGGGGTGAAGTCATCACCGTACAACTCAAGCATGTTACGTAGTGGTTCGAGTGTAGTCTTGTCACCATTGACGTAGTCAAAGCCAAGGTTAGCAATGTCTTCGCCTACTACCTGTTGGAACAGTTTGGATAACACCTCTTGTGCTATGTCACTACCCATAGGTTCTTGTTTGCTTACTTGTAGAAACAGGTGGCTGTACGCTTGCTTCTGTGCTGTAGTCATAGTGGGGTTGTTCGCAATGAACAGTGCCTCAATCTCTGCTGGTGTAACGGTACGTTCATAACGATTCATAGCACTGTCGATAGCTTGCTTAATCTTACGCACGTCTTTACTGAATAGCCTGTCAGGACAACGTGCACCACGGTGTTCGTCGTAGAAGTCTTTGTCCATTAGGCTACGAACTAATGATAGTTCCATATGTTATTCTCCTAGTGTTGTTAGATGGTTTAAGTCGGAAGGGTTTCTGTATTTTAAATCGTCACGCAGATACATAACCTTTACAGTAGCTACATGTGTTCTTAATTCTTTTGCAAATTGCAGTGTCTTTTGTAGGGCATCAGGGTCTAGTGCAATTATAGCTGTTGAGAACTGCGATAAGTACCTCTTATGTCCAGTGGACAATGATGTACCCAACACTGCGACCCCGACATATACACCACCGTCACCTATAACAGCAGCACTTATGCAGTCCTCAACAACTACAGCAGTTTTACCACGTCCGTATGAGTATGGCAAGTGTGAATTACCGTACCGTTTCCATTTAGGTATACGTTTTCCTAACGATCTACCAGTGGCATCTACTGTAGTACCATTGTGTACAACAGGGAACACCACACGATGTTCCTTCACGTCATACAATAGTCCTAAGTCTTGTGGGTCTAGCTCCCACTCGTCACAAAAACCTGTGATCTTTTCGTAGTCACGCACCAGCCATGCTGGTTTAGAGAAAGTTGATACGTGTGTCTCTTCTGCAACACTACCCAATGATTTACGTATGTCATCAGCAGTAAGTCCTGTACGTGTAGCTCCCGATATAGGGCAGCTATTTTTGTAACAGTTCCACACAATATTACCCATGTCATTTGTAATAGTAAAAGTATTCTTAGTCTTACAACTTGGGCAAGCCATGCGTTTACTTTCACCATTACTAAGTGATAGATCATTTATAATATCATGTATATTCATATTATATAACTTTCTATGTTACTCGTAAGTACTCGATTGTACACTTACATTTCTTTGTGTCAAGGCACTATTTGCAGAAGCGTAAGTATGTTTCATATATGGTTTCACAGAAGACACATGTGTGTGTCCTGTCACTGACATAACTTGGGGTAAAGGTACACCCTTATCTATCATCTGTGTCACCCCAGTTCTACGTAAGTCCATAAGACGTAGCTCTTCAGGCAGTCCAGCTAGTCGCATGACACGTCTGCCTACCTTAGATAAACGTTCCATTGCATAGACATTGTAGCTGCCAGCCACAGGACGTGGGTGTGGTGCAACATACTTCTGAAAACCAAAGTCATTATGCTGCTGCTTCAACATGTGCAGTAGATTGTCAGAGATAGGAAGGCTAACGTCTGCCCTACGTTTACTCTGCTCTAGTTGCAGCTTACCTTGCGTCAAGTCTACGTTGTCCCACTCCAACATACGCATGTCTCCTAACCTCTGACACCACTCGTATGCCATCTGTACAATGAGTCCAATGTTGCGGTACTCAAAGTCGCTGTACGCTTTATCAAGGAACCCGACAACTTCACCATGTGACCACACCACCTTGCGTTGAGGCACAGACTTACGTTTTATTTTAGACCAAGGGTTTTGTGTGGCGTACTCCATTTGTATAGCGTAGTTGTATATCCTACTGGCACAAGTGGCAGCATGATTAGCAAATGGTACACCACGCTTAACCCATTCTTCGTAGGCTTGCTTGGCAACCTTGGATGTAACAGTGGTGTACTTACGTGTACCCATAGACTGATGTAGTATCGTAAGAAAGTATCTGTAATCTACCTTAGTTGTATCACGTAACATA